AAGAGGTACTGAGATATCTACATTACCAGGTGGACAAAACCTTGGAGAAATTACAGATATTGAATACTTCAAGAAGAAATTATATAAAGCATTGAATGTTCCTATTTCCAGAATTGAAGGAGACGGTGGATTTAACTTAGGTAGATCCTCTGAAATCTTAAGAGATGAACTCAAATTCACTAAGTTTGTAGGTAGACTACGTAAGAGATTTAGTAATCTATTCTTAGATATGCTAAAAACTCAATGTCTTCTTAAGAACGTTTGTACCCCAGAAGACTGGGATATAATGTCTGAGAACATTCAGTTTGATTTTGTATATGATAATCATTTCTCAGAACTCAAAGATGCTGAGTTACAAAGAGAAAGATTCTCTCTTGCTATGGAAGCAGAACCTTACATTGGTAAGTACTACTCTCAAGATTGGGTTCGCCGTAAAGTTCTTCGTCAATCAGATGAAGACATTCTTGAGCAGGATGAACTTATTAATAAGGAAATTGAGGATGGAATCATTCAAGATCCTGCTGAAGTTGCAATGGCCGTTGATGGATTTAATGGTATGGCACCAGGAGTTGGTGAAGAAGCAGCTGCTGGTGGTGGTGATTTAGGTGCTCCAATTATGGAACCAAACCTTGAAGGATCCAAAGATGCAGGTATGACAAAATTACCTAAGGGCGGCGAGATATAAATAACCTATAGGAAATGTTATGACTATTAGTATGGACGATTTAATGGATGCTATTGTGGCAAATGATTCACCTTCAAAGGTGAGTGATGCTATAAAAGACATTCTATATGCAAAGTCTGCAGATAAAGTTGATTCTTTAAAGCCAGAAATTGCAAATAGTTTATTTGGGGACCAAGTTCCTGAAGTTGAAAGTGAAGTAGATGATACACCAGTTGCGGATGCAACAGAACCAGAAACAACTGAGGAAGAAGAGTAATGGCTGCACATCAACCAGTCGGTAATAGTACATCTTTTGCAACAGGCACTACTAGTGCTCAATCAATTCAATTTGATCAAAAGAGTGATACTTTGAGAGTGATAGCTTTAAGTCAAGGTGCTCATGTTGGATACGGTTCAACACCAGTATCAACTGAAGCAAATTATTATGTACCTGCGGGAGAAACTGCCTTAATTAACATAGGGCAACCAAGTTCTCAAAGAGTGGTTAATGTGATAAAGAGTCCTGCAGCAAGTGGGGTTACAACTATATTTTTCCCACAAGGTGTAATTGGTTCTCCATTTGAAGTTGGAGATACTGTCTCATTATCAAGCAACCTTTCTGGTTGGTCGTTTGAGCATCATCCAGTTCAAACAATCACTTATCCTTCATTCAGTAGTTCTACTGGTGATAATGCACAAAGTGTATCAGTGGTTGTTGATTTCTCATCACATGGTTTTAGTGGTACTTGGGCTGATTCAGATTCAGGTGCTGGTAACGAGGGTACATTGAGAAAGTCCTTTAAGGTTTCTGCTAGAACTGATAGCAGTACTGGTACATTATATGCACAACAAGTTCAAGTAAGCGGTGACGCATAATGAAACTTATTAGAGAAGAGATTGAATCAGTAGAATTTCTCGTCGAAAATAAAGGCGGTAAGAAATCTATGTACATTGAGGGTGTATTCCTTCAAGGAAATATTCAAAACCGTAATGGTAGGATGTATCCTATGGAAACACTTAGACGTGAAGTAGGCCGTTATAACGAGAATCACATCCAATCAGGACGTGCGCTCGGTGAACTTGGACATCCAGAAGGGCCAACCGTGAATCTCGATAGAGTTTCACATAAAATCGTTTCTCTTAAAGAGAGTGGTTCTAACTTTATTGGTAAGGCTAAGATTCTTGGTACACCAATGGGTAAGATTGCTGCTTCTTTAGTTGAGGAAGGAGTAAAACTCGGTGTTTCTTCTAGAGGAATAGGTTCTCTAAAAGCAACACGTGAAGGAGTTAATGTTGTGGGTGACGATTTTATGTTAGCAACTGCTGCTGATATCGTTGCAGATCCTAGTGCTCCAGATGCTTTTGTCGAGGGCATCATGGAAGGTAAGGAGTGGGTATGGGACGGTGGAATTCTTCGTGAAAGATTTGCACATAAAACATACAAGACTATCAACACTTTAGTTGATCAAAAGAAGTTAGATGAGAACAAGTTGAATTTATTCAACGATTTCTTATCAAATCTATAACTTTAATAAATAAACATAGGTTAATACAAGGGTATTTCGGAGACTTTACAAATGTCGCGTGGAACAAAACTACAGGAAATGGATGCGAACGTTGCAGAAGCGAGTAATGCTGTTACTGCTAACGCAACCGCAGGTGATAAGGCTATTCCAAAACTAACAACTGGAGGCACTGCCGTTAGTTGGGAAGATTTGGGTGGACCTACTCCTGAGAATTCAAAACCAGATGATGATTCTAATAAAATCAAGACTCCTGGTGGAACTCTCAAGCAGGTATCTGACGCAGTAACCAATCGTAAAGGTAAAACTGGAGCAATGGGAGCAGAAAAAGGAACTAATCTTAAGCAAGGCGATGATGCCGAAGTGAAAGATGAGCAAGAAGTTGTCTCCGAAGCACCTGCAGAAGAAGAAGTAGTAGAAACATATGACATGGAAGATGATGTCAATGCTCTACTAGGTGGCGAAGAACTTTCTGAAGAATTCAGAGAGAAAGCAAAAACAATCTTCGAAGCTGCCATTAGCGCAAAGGTTTCTGAAATCAAGTTAAAACTTGATGAAGAAAAGACTGCTGCAATTGAAGAAGCAGTAGCAGAACATAAGACTGAGCTCACAGAGCGCACTGATTCTTATCTTGAGTACGTTGCTCAAGAGTGGTTAACAGAGAATCAACTCGCAGTTGAGCACGGACTTAAGACAGAAATGACTGAATCATTCCTTGGTGGAATGAAGAGTCTTTTTGAAGATCATTATGTATCAATCCCTGAAGAAAAATATGATGTTGTCTCTACTATGGTAGAGAAGTTAGATGACATGGAGACTAAACTCAACGAGCAAATCGAAAAGAACGTTAGTTTGAACAAAAGACTTTCTGAGTCTGCTTCAGATGTAATTCTTTCTGATGTTTCTGAAGGCCTTGCTGCCACTCAGAAAGAGAAGCTCGCTACACTTGCTGAAGGTGTTGAGTTTGAAAGTGAAGAGTCGTACAAAGAGAAGCTAACCACACTGAGAGAATCTTATTTCTCTAACAAAAAGGTTGCACCTCAATCATCCGCCGATACACTGATGGAAGCCACTGACGGAACACTTGCTGAGCAAGTTTCTGGCACAATGGAGAAATACATGAGTGCATTAGGCAAGATGAATTCTTGAATTAAACATTAAATCAAACTACACACTTAAAGAAAGATGTTCCAATCAGAACATCTAGTCGAAAAGTGGAAACCCCTTTTGGATCATGATGGTGGCATCACTGATCCACATCGTAAGGCGGTAACCGCAGTTCTACTAGAAAACCAAGAAAAATTCCTCAAAGAGGAGCAAGCATTTTCTACAGGACATTCCTTGATGGAATCTCCTACCAACTCAGCAAACGCAGCTGGAACCCAAGGTGGTTACAGTTCATCTGCTGCTGCTGGTGGTCCTGTTGCTGGTTTCGACCCAGTATTGATTAGTCTAATCAGACGTTCAATGCCAAACCTAGTCGCTTATGACTTGGCTGGTGTTCAACCAATGTCTGGCCCTACAGGACTAATCTTCGCAATGCGCTCACGCTACACTAGTCAGAGTGGCACAGAGGCATTCTACAACGAAGCAAACACTGCTTTCTCAGGTCAGTCTTCCAACGACTTCGGTGGAGATGGATCTGCTGGTATCAACAGTGCATTCTCTGATGTACCTGCTGGTATTGGTACTATCAGTCAATCTGGTAGTAACCCTGCTGTACTAAACCCAGTTGGTACTGCAACTTCAACCGACTATAACGTTGGTCAGGGTATGGTTGCTGGTGATGCCGAGAACTTAGGTAACGGTACTAACAACCAGTTCGCCGAAATGGCGTTCAGCATTGAGAAAGTTACTGTGACTGCGAAGTCCAGAGCACTTAAAGCTGAGTACTCACTTGAGCTTGCTCAAGACCTTAAGGCAATTCATGGCCTTAA